TTTTCGCAATGCGTGCTCTATACAACACACAAGGCGACAAAACTGGTTCAGGCGCAGGTGATGAAGCTTTCTATAACGAAGCTAACACAATCTTCTCTGGTACAGGTTCTTTGAACAATCCTTACGGATTCCAGGGTGACAATGCACACGATGTGGCTAACACGTTCCAAAACCCAACTACTGGTACTACAACAACTGGTATCGCAATGCCTACAGCAAATGCTGAATTCTTGGGTTCTGATTCTGGTGGTGCTTTCCAACAAATGGCATTCTCTATTGAGAAAGTTACTGTTACTGCTCAATCACGTGCATTGAAAGCTGAATACTCACTAGAACTAGCACAAGACTTGAAAGCAATCCACGGTTTGGATGCTGAGACAGAATTGTCTAACATTCTTTCTACTGAGATTCTTGCTGAGATTAACCGTGAAGTTATCCGTACAGTTTACTTGTCTGCTAAGAAAGGTGCTTTGTATGGTACAACTACTCAAGGTTACTTTGACCTAGACACAGACTCTAACGGTCGTTGGTCTGTTGAGCGTTTCAAAGGTTTGATTTTCCAAATCGAACGTGACGCTAACGTTATTGCCAAAGAAACTCGTAGGGGTAAAGGTAACGTTCTGATCGTTTCTTCAGACGTTGCTTCTGCTATGGCTATGGCTGGTGTGTTGTCTTATACACCTGCTTTGTCTGCTGACCTACAAGTTGACGATACTGGTAACACATTTGCTGGTTTGTTGCACGGTCGTATCAAAGTGTACATCGATCCATATTATGGCGGTTACACATCTAACCAAGAATTGGTTACAATCGGTTATAAGGGTTCTTCTCCTTATGATGCTGGTCTATTCTACTGTCCATACGTTCCTCTACAAATGGTTCGTGCAGTTGACCAGTTCACATTCCAACCAAAAATTGGATTTAAGACTCGTTACGGCATGGTTGCTAACCCATTTGCACAACAATTGGTTCGTGGCGGCGGTGCATTGAACGAAAGAACAAATGCTTACTACCGTTTGTTCGGCGTAAAAAATCTAATGTGATATCAATCACAGAAAAAGCCACCGTTAAGAGTGGCATTTCAAAAGGGACTTTCGAGTCCCTTTTTTTATGACCTCCGTATTTCAGCCAGTACTTACCCTAAATATGGTGGTAGGGACATCCTACAATTTTAACCTTAAGGAGTAACCGAATGAGATTTGACGACCTAGCCACAAGATTGGTAGCAGTTGAGGCCAAATTGGCAACATTGACTGGTACAACAGTTAATTCCGATACACCTGCCACTATTGCAGATTTAGATTCCAGATTGTCCGTTGTAGAAGTACAAGTGGATCATTTGATTGCCGAGAAGACACAAGAACACGTTGACGCTATTGTTTCTGCTCCTGCTGATGCAGCTCCAGTAACAGTTGACCAAGTTGTTGCTTTGTCTCCAAGTGTTGATGTTCCAGAAGCAGCCGCTATCGTTTCTAACGTAGTTGCAGCTCAACAATCAGCTGATGCAATTACTGATGACAACGCAGCCGCAGCAGTTGCAGCCGCCGTTTCAGCAGTTGTTACAGCCGATCCAGCAGTTGTTACTAATCCAGAAGCAATTACTATTGCCATCACAAGCGCAGTTGCTGAAGTTCCAGCTCCAGCACCAGAAGTTGCAGCAGCTACATCAGCCATGGTTTCTGATATCATTGCTACCGCTACAGGTGTTGACAAGGTAAGCACAGCAATTCAAGCACAAGTTGCTGTTGCAGTTGCTACTCCTTCAGATGCTGATTTGGATGCATTAGAGGCACGTTTGAATGCCGTTGAGCCAAAGGTGGACTCACTATTGGGAAAGTAATGACCGGCGTTAAACGCTGGTTCGGATTCTAACCCATTAATCAAACCGCCTTTCATAGGCGGTTTTTTTATGCTCCTAAATACTACACAAAGGAGATATTGATGACTGTACTGAACAGAAATCCACAGAATACTAATCTATTACAACCCACGAAATTCTTATTGGTGTTCGACAGAATACCAAACGTGCAGTATTTTTGCCAAACTGTAAATGTTCCTGGTGTTGTGTTGGGTGAAGTTGTACGTGAAACACCTTTCTTAGACATGTATTCTCCAGGTACCAAATTGAAATACGATCCTTTTGATATCGATTTTATCGTAGACGAGGAACTACAATCGTGGAAAGACCTGTATAAATGGTTCATCTCTATTGCGGATCCAGATGGTTTTGAACAAAGAGACGGAACATTGGTAAAACAAAACGAACATCTTTCAGATGCCACTTTGACCATATTATCAGCCTTGAATAATCCGGTTCTTAGAATACAATTTAGAAATATTTTTCCGTTAACTATGTCCGATTTGACCTTTGATACCAAAGAATCAGCCGATACAATTATGACCTGCAAGGCCACATTTAGGTACGAATCATATAACTACTTGACAGTTTAACACTTTTGTGTTATTATGTTTTTTTGATTACCACTTTATACCATGGAAACTCTTGAACAAATTTTAAAATATTGGGAAACAGATGCCGTCATTGACCAAACAGAAGCAGGTTCGGCACTCTTACAGATACCTATTCTACACGGTAAATATCTAACCATTCTTACTAAGCATAAAGTGGCTGTTAAAAGAGCTCACTTTGATTACTTGCGGATGCGTAAACTGAAATGGGAATACTATACCGGTAAATTATCACAAGAAGAATTGGAAGAACACGGTTGGGAACCATTTCAATTTACACTCAAATCTGACATCAATATATACTTAGAGTCTGATAAAGACTTGATTAAATTACTGGAAAAGAAAGTATATCACGAGGAAGTGATATCAGTCATTGAATCTATTATGGCTGAATTGAAAAATCGCCATTGGGAAATAAAATCATATATTGATTGGGAAAAGTTTGTAAGTGGAATATGAAAAAAGAAGAAAGTATTGTTGCATAATGTGCTCGGTAACGAAAAGAAACCAAAGTGAAGAATATATTAATAAGTTAAGTGAAAAAGCAAAAATACAATGGAACAAAAAAGTGATTTGATTATATCCAAAAAGGATGAAGTTTATGCAAAAATACTATGTGAAAAACATGTAGCAAGAGAACTTTCTTCCTATTTTACTTTTTTTGTACCAGGTTATCAATATGTTCCAGCTTACAAAAATAAAATCTGGGATGGCCAGATAAGATTATTCGTTTTACTCAATCAAACTATCTACCTAGGTTTACTTCCGTATGTGGAAGAATTCTGTAAAGACCGTGGTTACACAATAGATTATGAAGACCCAAGGCCTGATATTGAAGATGAGTTCTCTATGTATCATGCGGAGAAGTTTGCTGACTCATTGAATCTACATAGCAACGGCAAACCAATCAAAGCCAATGAACATCAGTTGCAAGCATTTGTACATGCAATGCAAAGACGTAGAACTTTGTTGTTATCACCAACGGCATCAGGCAAATCGTTAATCATCTACCTTATTTTTAGGCAGTTACTCAGGTTTCAAAAACTAAAAGGTTTGATTATTGTTCCAACTACATCATTGGTTGAACAGTTATACTCAGACTTTGGTGATTATAATAATGGTTCTATGGACCAATATGTGCATAGAGTGTATCAAGGCAAAGATAAAGTATCAGATAAACCATTAATCATATCTACGTGGCAGTCTTTGTATCAAATGCCTAAAGAATATTTTGAACAGTTTGATTACATTATAGGCGATGAAGCACACCTGTTTAAGTCACAATCACTCACCAAGATACTTACATCATCTAACAAGACAAAGTATCGTATTGGTCTTACAGGCACCTTAGATGGTTCCAAGACACACAAACTCGTATTAGAAGGATTATTTGGCCAAGTAAAGAAGGTCATTACAACAAAAGAGTTGATGGATAATAAAATGGTTTCAGATTTTGAAATCAAATGTTTGGTGTTGAAACATCCAGAAGCCATTTGCAAAGCCATGAAAGAGTATACATATCAAGAAGAATTAGGTTACTTAATCATGAATGAGGAACGTAATAAGTTTATTAAAAATCTTGCGGTAAGCTTGAAAGAAAATACACTTATTTTGTATCAAATGGTTGAAAAACATGGTCAACTCCTGTATAATATGATACTAGAA